AACCCTGAGAAGGTAGGCAAGTACTTTTCCTCTGTTGGCATACCGATTATTTCTGAAGAACAGTCTAGAGCGGATAAGCCGGACTACATGCTGGTAGGTCCATGGTTCTTTATCGACGAGATTATGGAGCGCGAACGCGAGTATTTGGAGTCAGGCGGTAAGTTTATCGTACCCCTACCGAATCTGGAGGTACGCGGTTGTTAGGAATATATTGTCCCACTTACGGAAGGCCTCACAAGCTACAAGCTGTTGCTACAAACATAGAGCAAGCTACCAAAACCCCGTTTAGGCTTTACTGGGGTGTCGAACCAGACGACCTAGCCAGTATAGAAGCGGCCAAAGCGACTGGGCACACAGTCGTTATCAACAAAGGTAACAAAGGCTACTCGGACACCGTGCAAACAATGTATGAAGCAGCCGATGAGCCCATTTTCTTCTGTGCCAACGATGACTTCTACTTTCCCGACGGCTGGGACGTGCGCCCACTGGAGAACTTAGCTAACAACCCGGAGACTATGGTTCTTGGCGTGCATGACGGTAACCCAAAGACTCGCTACTATACCGTGATGTTCATACGGCGAAGCTATATTGAAGAACAGTCAGGCGTGGTAGACATACCCAACAGGGTGTTCTTCCCGTACCAGCATAACTACCAGGATACTGAGTTTAGTGAAACAGCGGCCAATAGAGGGGTGTGGGATAGGCTGGAGGGGCCGTGCATACACCACCTAAACCCTGGCCTCAGTCATGTGTTCGGTGACATACCAAACGATCCCACCTATGACAAGAACAATGCTACCGCTGGACAGGATGCGCGTACCTATGATAGTAGGCGTCATCTGTGGTAGAATATAGCCAAACACAGGCAGGTCGGAGCGGCCTACCTTGGCATACATCGACGAAGTCAGACGCAAGCGTGAAGAAGCGGCTGCAAAACGGCAAAGAGATGCCGAATTAAGAGAATCCCTCAACACCACTAAGACAAGTGGCGAGACGGTGGCTAAAGAGGTTACGCGCCAAGCTGCCAAGAGCCGGGCAACTACTCAAAAAGTCAAAGTCGAGAACGACAACCTAGCCGGAAAAGACGACGTCGGCGCCGTTGCAGACGCCATACACAAGCTCAACTTAACAGCGTTCATTGCCCAGAGCGGTAGTTTTTCAGGTGTTATTGGGGACATTGCCCGACTTGCTGAACGTTCCCAGTCCGTTTTGGACGAGATGGAGCGCAACAATCCCGAGAAGATCGTAAAAGCGTTCTCGGATGGCGTTAAGGCTATCCAGGCCGCAGCCAAGTCTATACAAAACATCAATGTTGAGTCGGACATGGATGTCATCGAGGGCCTGAGCAAGATAAATGACACCATTGCTAGCCTGAAGGTCAATCCGACCGTAAACGTGCCAGCGGCTGAAGTGACAGTGAATGAGAAAGAGATAGACCTTTCACCGCTCACAGATTTGCTGAAGTCCCTCGAGAAGGCTATCAAGGACAACAAAGTCCAGATACCCGATAACTCAGAGCTACGTGATGACATCCAGGCTATTTCCAAGGCCATAAACAACCTCCGGTTCCCCGTCCCTAACTACATCCTGCCCTTTAAAGACGCGAACGGTAAGGCGGTACAGGTACAGTTAGATTCCAACGGTGCCGTTCCCACATCGGGGGGAGGGGGCGGTAGTGGTGGAGATGTAAATCTCGCAGAGGTCAACGGGGCAGTTGTAAACACGGGTCCCGGTACGGCTGGCACCGGTACACAAAGAGTCTCCGTTTCCAGCGACTCAACCATTATAGCCGTTGGCAACGTAGCCGACGCCGCCACAGACTCAGGCAATCCTGTAAAGATCGGCGGTAAGTACAACGCCACCCAGCCAACCTACACAGACGGACAGCGTGGCGATCTACAGCTAACAGCTCGTGGCAACGTACGCACAGAGTTGTTTGGGGTAAACAACGCGGCTACTGTCGCCACGGCTGGTGCTGACGACCTGACAAACAGCTTCGGTGCCCTACGAGTACACTCCTTTGGTTCAGTCTACGACGGCTCAACCTGGGATCGTATGCGTGGTGACTCCACAAATGGTGTGCTGGTAGACTTGGGCGCCAATAACGACGTTACCGCGACAGGCAACGTGGCCCATGATGCGGTAGACTCAGGCAACCCGATAAAGACAGGCGGCCAGGCCCGGACAACCAACCCTACAGCCGTAGCTGACGCAGACCGTACAAACTTCATTGCCGACAAACTAGGTAAGCAAGTAGTTGTTGGGTCTATCCGTGATCTAAAGGCCGACCAAGCTACAACCATTACTTCCTCTACTACCGAAACAACTATCGTTACAGCCGTGGCCTCAACCTTCTGTGACCTGTACGGACTTATCGTGACCAACACATCTGCAACGGCTACTGAAGTTGTGTTTAGGGACGTAACCGCTGGTACGGCCAGATTCTCCATACAAGTTCCGGCAGGTGACACACGGGGCTTCATGCTGCCTGAATCTGCCGCCTATAAGCAGGCCACGGTAAACACTGCTTGGACAGCTCAATGTTCTGCTAGTGTAGCCAGTATAAAGATTAACGCGTTGTACGTGAAGAATATCTAGTATGGCGTTATCTGCAAAAACCAATCGTCTTGCCGGACCGTCAGCAACGGGTAGCAGTGCAACGACCGACCCCGGCTTTCAGCCGAAAGCACTGCTGCTGTGGGCTGGGCTTCAAGCAGCAGATGGCAACACCAGTGACACCCAGCTCAACATTGGTGTAGCGGGTAGCTCTACCACCGAAAGGACGTCAGGATTCAACTCCGACGATGGAGTGGCCACCTCCGACGGTACCAGGTACTTTATCACCAGTTCGTCGGTCATACGAGCCTACACCGCTGGAACGACTACCCTCGCTATGGACGCCGAGCTAACCAGTTTCGATGCCACCGGCTTTACCCTAAACTGGGGAACGGTTCCAAGCGGGCCACTAACAAACCCGTTATACAACTACCTGGCCCTTGGTGGCTCGGATATTACGAATGTAGCATCAGGCAGTTTTGCAGCTGCAACTACAGGCACTACCCAATCGGTTACGGGCGTGGGGTTTCAGCCCGACGTAGTATTTCTTTTCGGAACGCTTCAAGCTTCCTCCGCTGCCTCTAACAACAACTCTCAGTTCTTTTACGGAGTTATGCACTCGGGTGGTCAGTGGGTAATGGCCCAGAGAGCACAAAACGGCGTAGCCACTATGAACACTACTAGGGCATTTAAAAACGACAAGTGCATGCTACTACAGTCTTCCACAACTAACGCCGTATTTGACGAGCGATCCTTTGTATCTATGGACTCAGACGGCTTTACTCTTAGCATTGACACACAGGGCGCAACTGCTTATCTAACAGGCTACTTAGCCATTAAGGGTGGTCAGTGGAAAGTTGGGACCGAAACACAGAAGACCAGTACTGGCACCAAGGCCACCACGGGTGTAGGCTTTCAGCCCCAGGGCGTGTTATTCGGAAGCGTATGTGATACACAGACATCTGGCACAGCTGACCATGCCCGGTTTGCTTTGGGTGTCACCACCGGTACAAGCAACAATATCTGTCACTGGACGGGGGATCAGGACAACGTTGCTGACGCGATTGCTAATAGTATATCCAGCGCCACCAAGTGTATCGTTATGGCGACAGAGGCGCTGTTTGCGACACCAACCACCAATGCCGAGGCCGCACTATCTAGCCTTGACGCAGACGGTTTCACACTAAACTGGACAACCGCTGATGCCACAGCCAGGGTGTTCGGCTACGTTGCTTTTGGGGATAATTCAACTCCACCACCTTCTGCGTCCACTGGTTCAACACTACTAATGATGGGCATATAAGGAGACACTATGGCATTCACAGCGACAATAGACAGCATCAACTTCGATAATGACATGTACGTCGTCAGTACCACCTTTGCTGATTCAGCCACTGGCTTTAGCTCACGGAAGACATACAACTTCCCTGTCGGTACTACCCGTACAGCAGCAGTAAACCAGATTACCAGTGACGGCACAGCGATTAAGGGCAGGCTAACGGCCTTAAATACCCTACGGGCTGATGTAGGTACGGTTATTGAGATTTAGGGTGCTATAATATAAGCAACACAGGCAGGCCGGAGTGTTGCCTTGTCTTATATCTGTGGCGATATTGTCACCCGAGTCCAGCAGAGAGTCAGGGATACGGGCTTCTCTAGTACTGAGATTAAAGCGTACCTAAACGACACTCAAAACGACGTGTACAACGAGTATCGTTTGCCTTTTATGCAGACTACCCAAGACTACACGCTCACTGTAGGTGTAGCTGATATTACCAATGGGAGTGGGCTACCGGCTAATTACGTACAAGCAATTGACCTTCTACTGACTACGACAGGTAGCGAAAAGGTGCTTACCTACCGAGACATTCGGGAGATCGACGCGTTATACCCGGACTACGAGAACTCTACACTATACCCGAACAACATGCCTAGTGAGTGGTACCTGTACGCTCAGCTACCAAAGGTCTTTCCAAAGCCAAATCTTGCCTACACTGCCACACTACGCTACTACAAGAAGCCAACCCTCCTGAGCGGCGACGGTGATATCCCCAGCCTCCCGAGCGAGTTTGAGGAGTTGCTAGTTGTTGGCGCCGCTTACCGGGTTTTGCAGGTCAAAGACAACTATGACCAGGCTGGAATATTGCAGAACAAATACGATGAAATACTCCAGAAGCTGGTAATGAAGTATAGCCAGCCACAGGTAGGCTCCCCTACCATAATGAGGATCAACCGCCGTGGTTTGGGCAAGACGAGCTACTAAACAGATCCCTACCATGGGTAGTCGGCAGGCCGGTCTTGAGATAAACGACTACAGCCTGGGTATGAACTCGTTCTTGAGTAACGACAGCTTCCCACTGAAAAACGGAGCGTCTAATCTGTGGCGGCTAGCCCAGGATGCACGGATTATAAGCCTCGGTGACTACGAGTCCCGCAAAGGGTTTGACTTTCACTCAGACGCGGCAGGGGAAACACAAGACCAGGCTCAGACGAGTACTACGGGTGCCGCAGACAGGTCGTTTAGTGATGTTACTCGCCTAGCCCAGAAGTGGACAGCAGGAGCGAGCGGCAGGCTTACAAAGTACGAAGTACGTCTTAAGAACGACGCTAGTGCTACTGGCACGCCCATTGTCGAGCACTGGACAGACAGCGGCGGTTCGCCTGGAGTCCTAGTCTCTCGCAGCTCCATAGCAGCGAGTACGCTCACTAGCTCGTATGCTTACGTTACTGCACGATTCCCAGATGCGCCCACTGTCACATCAGCCACAGCCTATTGGGTAGTTGTATACGTACAAGCGACGAGCTCAGGTAGCTACAAATGGAGTTCCACAACCTCCGCAACGACGGCCAAATCATCAGCAGACAGTGGCTCAACCTGGAGCGCCACGTCTTATGCATTGAACTTCAAACAACACTACGGTACAACTGCCGGCGTAAAAGGCCTCCACCGAGCGTACAAGAGCGACGGAACAAAGAAGACATTATTTGTTCATGGCACGGTTCTCTACTCGGTGGACGACGTAACCGGAGCACTTACCACTGTTAAATCAGGACTGAGCGCCAGTGCTACTAACTACCGGTTCGTAACGGTCAATGACAAGGTCTACTACGTGAATGGCTACGACGGACTGCGTAAATGGGACTTCACGACAGAGAGCCAGGTAAACGCCAGCAACTACACGCATATCTGTGAGCACAAGGGTTTACTATTTTTGGTGGACGGTACCGACCCCAACAAAATTGTCTATTCAAACTTTGCCGACTACGAGACATATACATCAACAGACTTCATCTACGTTCCCAGCCCGAAGACCGGAGACCCTGTTACAGCCCTACAGCCACTGAATGGCTACCTGCTCATACCCACGCTTAACAACAAATTCATCCTCTCCGGCGACGACAACGCCACCTTTTCCTTAGATGAAGCGCCTGACCAAAAGGGTACCTATACCCAGGAAACGATAACTGCTGACAAGAACTTCATTTACTACCTGTCGGACGACGGTGTGTACCGGTCAAACGGTTCAGAGCCGCAACTGCTGAGTGACAATATCTACCAGGAGATCGCGCAGATGGCCAACAAGTCCAGCGCTTGTATTTGTATTAATAAAGGCCGCTTGTATCTCTGGTATCGTAGTTCTGGAAGTAGTGTGAATGACTCCTGCCGTGTGTGGAACCTAAACTACGGTACGAAGAGCGCTGAATGTGTCGAGAGCAACGACACCAATGCATACGTTGGCCGCGCAGTAAGTGCTTTCCGTGATAACGACGACCTGCTGGTAGCGTCCTCGTTGATTGGGCAGATTTACTGGCAGGAGCAAGCCGGAAACGATTACACAAACCTCGGCGGTGACATCAACTTCCTACTCCAAACCCACTACATGACCTTTGACAGCCCGGCTGTCCTGAAAGAGATACGTTACTGGCAGCCACGCTTTGCTGCCCAGGATGGAAACTATGTTATCTCTGCGGAGTACGCCAGCGACTTACGTGATAACTGGCAGCCTTACGCTACGCCCAATGTACAAGGGGCCGGTGCATTGTGGGGTGCCTCAACCACTATCTGGGGCGCGTTTACCTGGGGCTCTACTGCGGAGATTCAGTCACAGCTATATGTACCAGGCGAGTACCGGCGCATTGCCTTGAGATACAAACACTACGCTACCCGGCAGCCCAACAGTTTCTTAGGCCACTCGCTGGTAGTACAAAAGCGGCGGATGCGGTAATGGTGTTTAGGCCCCTTACGACATCCAACTCACAGCAGGCAAACTATGGCCAGGTGAACGACATGATGCGTCGGCTGGATAAAGAGCAGACCACCAAGACGTATAAACAGGCTGGCGGTAACGCTATTGTCGAGGGAAGACTGCCCTACTCAGGTGGTTACGGGTCAATGTATTTTGACTCGGACAACGTGCCCAGGATTATCATTGGCATACTGCCCGACGGTACTACAGGCATTGTCGCCACAAAATACGGTGTGAGTGCCCTTGATGTCTTTAACTGATAACCTCACTCAACTGTCTTTCTATTCCGGTGAGAACTACCAAAAGAAGTACACCTACGCTAGCTATACAACTGCTCTTAACGCTGGCAACACTTGGGAGAGCACACAAGTCGTTACTCACGATCTAGGCTACATACCCAACGTAAGGGTCTGGATCGAGCAGGACGGCGACGGACGTGTACGCTCACCCAATCCTATAAACTCCACAAAAGAAACAGTTGTTGTTACCAAATCCTATAGCAATAGGGTCGAGATTACCTGTTCGTCACCGACATCCAGCAACAATGTCAGCTTAAACGTTTACTATGAGATTTACCTTGACGCTGACGATACCGGAGAGACGGGCGTCAACTTCTTCTCCAAGTATCCCGTTGACCGTGTCTATGAGGTCTTGGAGGGCTCGTTCTCGGTTAACGGTGAGGATGTGGCGACCCAGAGCGTAGCACATACCCAGGGCAAGCCAATGGTATTTAAGGCAATCTGGTCGTATGACAACGTAAACTGGTACTCGGTCAGGGACTTTTACGACCCGAGTAATGTGGACGACAACTTTACTGGCGAGTTTGACGTTTCCTCTAGTGTCGTGAGGGCCTACGCCTTTAATGGCTTTGCCGCTTCCAAGACGTTTTACTATAAGATAGCCCTCATGGAGCCAGAAGTAGACTACCCCGCAGGTTTCACTACAAGCGGAATAAACTTTGATACTCGCAAGGACACATTCAAGAACTTTGAATCTTCACCACGGAGCACAACTCTATCCGGCACTATTGCAAGTAACGCCATTAAAACGTTCGAGGTCACACTAACCAACAGTATGGGCCTGAACGTAGCGGACTTCTATTTCAAGACATCATCCGACACCTTCTTTTATAATGGCTACGTAGGCGCCGGTACTGGCCTCGTTTCGGTGCCAGTGACGGGCGGGGCGTTTACAACAGATCTGCCCATAGAGTTCTTCCTGACGACTACCAACGGTGTTACAAAGGCTGTCATGTGGCTGTTTAACACTGACCCAAACACTGTAACCATCACCTCCACTACGATTGATCTACGCTTCATACTGTATGTTTCGCCCTTCTCCTAGCCATGATATAATACGCATAAGCACAGGCCGGCATGAGTACTTTACGTGCAGCCTAGAAGTCTACAACAAATCCTCTCGGAACTAGACAATACATATAACCCGCAGGTTGATTCAATTCGTCAGCGCCAGGCGTTAATTCCTGGCCAGATTCAGGCGGAAGAACAAGGCCTACAAGCTAAGCAAGGCCAGGCCTTTGACGATATCCTAGGTGGCGCCCGCCGTCGGGGTCTTGGATTCGCAGGCATCCCTCTACAGGAGCAGGCTAAGTATACAGCCACTGAATACATGCCAGCCCTCGCCCGCCTCAAGCAGTCGGGCCGCGAACAGGCCATGTCTCTTGAAGACGCTATCTTAGGCATCCAGGAGCGCAAGAACACCATGGGCCAGCAGATCTTCCAGCAGGAACAGGACAGGGCTGAGCAGGCTAGGCAGTTTAATGCTAAACAAGGTGGTGGCTTTCAATGGCCAACAGGAGGCGGGAACGTGCAAGGCGCCGCCACATCCGCTACAGCAACTAAGCGAGCAGATGGAGGGTTTAACTTTACGGATGCTGCCGGTAGACCAATCAGCGCCGCAGCCTTCGCTGCCGCGAAGGGCCTACCCTTTAGACAACTACTAAGTGACATGGCGAAGCAAGGTGACGCCGGAGCAAAGACCGCTTTGGGCTTTGTTGGTGATGACTTTGGATATGACGCAAAAAAGATAAACAGTCAGAGCCTTGCCGAGCTATATAACAACCTTGTTTGGGGCACGGGTAAGCAAGCCACCTACAAGGCCCCGCAGAAAAATAAGGTACAGCAAGCAGCTACACAGGTTAGTCGCGCCAACGCGCCAACGATTGGAAACGCCCAACGCATACAAAGCTTCTTCTCAGGGGCTTACTAATGAATCCCTTTGACGCCTATAACCAGATGGCCGATGTGGCTGATCCGACGCAATACTTTGCGGCCCAGAAAACCCAGGCGCCCAAGAAGGCCGAGAAGAAGAAAAAGAGCTTCTGGCTCGATCAGTTATCAACTGCCGGAGGTATTATTGGTGGCATCGGCGGGTCATTCATTGCGCCCATTGCTGGTACGGCCGGTGGTGCCGCAATTGGTTCGGGGCTTGGCGAAGCGCTAGAGAATATTATCACCGGTGATTCTGCCGGCAAAAACGTTTTAAAAGAGGCCGCGTTAGGCGGTATATTTGCCGCTCCTCCACTAAAAGCTGGTAAGGCACTGCTTGGGGCTGGCAAGGCGGGTGTGTCATCAGTTACCGGCAAGGCCGCAGCAAGTACGGTTGCCAAAGAACCGCTAAAAACCAGCGCAAAAGGCAAGTTGCAGAGTCTTGGAAATAAAGCGCTGGAGTCACAGTATGGGACTATTAGCAAGCCTGTAGCACGTGCTACTAACCCAACTGAGACAATTGGACAGCTCGCAGATTACGGTATTACTAGGCCTGATGACGTTGAGCGTATTGCTCAAAGATTTACAGGCGCAGATGGAATCGTCAGCAAGGCAGTAGTCAACGCTGTGGGCAAGTCTGGGAGAGTATCAACAGACGGCTTACAGCAGGTGTTTGACGATGCAATGCAGCTTAACGGTGTAGTCGACCAGCATGCAAAATCAGCCTCGTCAGTTTTCCGTGCTCAAATGAATAAACTGATGGGTGGCCCAGCTGGTTCGCTTCGTGCCGACGCCAACCCTAACGACGTTCTAGATGTAATGAAG